CTGCAATCTTTTCTTCTTTGGTTTTAGAAACATCCCTTTCAATTACTTTTTGCTTTTGAAATTCAATGTTTAATTCAGAATTAGTAATACTTAATGCTCTTGTCGATTTTTTAACATCACTCATCATTTCTACATACTTTGCACCTGCATCAATAGCATTAGCCATATTACTTAACAGGTTTGAGAAATCGCTTGTTGCTATTGATTTTTTAAACTCATCCCATGCCCATGTTATTCCTGTTGTTATTTTCTTAAACTCTTTTGTGGCCGCTCCGGTTGATTCAATTACAGTTTTGCCAAATGCTAAAGTTCCGCTAAGTGCTGCTACTCCTGCGGCAAATAGTCCGAGTGCCGCTTTTGCGCCGTTTAATGCACTTTGGTAATTACCAATATTCATACCCTGTTTTCCGGCCTCTGAATTGTTGACTCTTATAAATTCTGTATTTTTGTTTAATGTATCGTTATATTCCTTTAGTTTTCGCTTACCTTCTTCTGTTGATATGTTTAATTTGTTCCTTTCCTGTGTTAATGCTTTGTTTTGACGCTGTGCGTCCGTGATACTTTTAACCTCCAATTTCAATGCATCATTATGTTCCTTCTCCTTCTGAATCAACTTTGCCGTTGCTGCTTCCTGTGCCTTAGTTGCTTTCGCTGCATCCTGCTGTATCTTCTCTGCTTTTTTTGTTTCAGCGTTAATTTTTTTCTGCTCATCAGATATATTTTTCGAGGCGTTGACAAATTCATTTAAAGTAACCCCGTTTTTCTTTAGTTCTTTGGTAAAGTCATTCAATGCACGAAGGGACTTCTGCATATTGTCATCAAATCCGACAATAGCCTTATCCGCTGCAAGAATGCTGTCGATAGCTTTTTGAGAAACAATTTCAGATATTTCGGCCATTTTACTTTTTCTTTAGTTGTTCCTGCATACGTTTGCTCTTTTCCTCTGCCTGGTGTTTCAGTTCTGCAAATTCTGTCAATCTCATATCTGTATAGTCTGGATTTACTTCCATAACTGAGCAATATAGATAAAACAGTTCCATTATAGTTACTCCCTTAGTAGGTTTTTTATTCGGGAACATCTCAATAAACTTATCAATGCTTTGTTCGATCTGATCGCGGAAAACATTAACATCTTCAAGAGTTTTAATTTCAATTCCACAAATATCAGTTACCTGGTTTAAGTATTCGAGTAATGCCAGATCTGGTTCAACTTTTAATTTTAGCTTTTGTTTAAGTAGATCAATTTCTACCTTCTGCGTTAAATGTAACCGAATAGCATCGAATAACGCTTGCATGATAGTTAGCTTGTTTTGAAATAGCAGCTTATCAATGTTCCGGTATAATTCGCCTGATTGATCTGGTGAAAAAACCTTATTAAACGATTCTGTAAAAAGTTCAATCTGTTTCCGTACAACCCAAACAGGAATCCAATTCCAACGAATGAAAAGGTATTTAAAATCTTTTTCACGTTCGTACTGTGCATACTGACGAACGGTCATAGATTGGAGGGTATGGATTATTTGGAATAGCATACTGTTTTGTATTCTTCTGTTAACTGATCGGTTGTTATTTTTTGCGCTTTCGCTTGTTTGCTCTTAGCAATTCCGAAAGTATCTTTATAATCTGCAATTAACTTACTGAAATAATCAACACCGGATTTTATAAAGTACTTTTTACCTTTTGCAGCTATTGACATTTCATTAAACATATCACCTGAGAAAAACAAATTAGGGGTTTTAAATCCTTTCAACTGTGCATATCCAGAGCTATACGGAGGGACTATTGGAGTATCATTCGTTGTCTTATGCTCATCCTTCAATTGTGAACGGTTCAAATCTAATAGGCTTTGATTGTCATCGACTATTCCTTCAACGTACTTATTGATATTTTTAGCAAAATTATGATGCCGGATTCTGAAGTCGTGGAGTGCGCCCATAATAATTATTTATTAAAAAGGGGTTTCAACCTGCGTTTACTCCCCCTTTGAAACCTCAACCAACCTAATAAATTACGGTGTAACTCCATCAATCCTTAATGGATTAGTTATGTATCTGGCGTATGTCGAAACCGTTTTGTTCATCTGAATAGTAACGTATTCACCATCGACAAGTTTTTCAGTTGTATTCTTTAGTGCAGAAACGGCATAACTTCCATCTGTCCCGGCTGTTCCGGTTACGGTTGCACCTGCCACATTTGAATCAATAACTACATAAACATCAAGTCCGGCATAACCAACCGAAGATCCGCGATTTGTTGCTTTCAGATTTATTACCCCTGATGTTCCGTTGTAAGCCCCGGTTGCACGAAGGTTCAATCCAACTGGAACAAGTGCCTCAATTTCTGATCCTGAATAGTTCATCGGTAAGGCTTCCATTACCATAAACTCAGAAATGTCTTTGAAGTAAATGAAAATAGGGTGTGCTTCCTGGTTGTTATCAAACTTAGGAAAACCGTACGGGGTGTAAATCTGTCCGCGAAATCCTTTCCAGTAACCGTTTGAAATAGGGGTCATCAAACGCATACGATCCTGGGTAATCATTTCAACTTCAACAATAGTACTGTTAAGATTCCAGAAGGTGCGAAGGTCATCAAATGTACGGTCGAGGTAAACTTCAATATCAGGAACTTGCGAAGTAAAAATGCTCTTTACTCCTGTTGCTGATGTTTCGGGAGACGGTGCGGCAGTGTTGTCTTTAAATCCCGAAATAGGGATGTAAATAGAAACAACCCCGGCAGCCAGGCTGACATTGGTTTTAGTTTTGGCAATCGTTGCCAATTCTGCTGCTGAATATTTTGTATTCTTTGCAGAAATCAACAGCCCGATAATCGGCTGGAAGCGGGAATTACAGTCACCTAATCCGGACGAAAGAAAAGCCCCGCATGAATTGATTTGTGTCATTGTTTTTAGGTATTAAGTTTATAAATTACTTCGTTTTCTTTCGGAAGTTTGGCAAGTGACTTTTCCGGTATTACTTCCAGATTACCGGATTTATTTTTGATTAATGCCCATCGTTGTTTATCAACTGATAAAAGGCTATCAATCGTTTGTATTAGCTTCTCTTTTTCTCCGCAGTTGTAGCACATCGTTAACAGGTTGCAAAAGTTGTTATTTCCATTTCGCTTAATTGAATAGCATCAGCGTAATCATTAGCAACGTTCTTATCTGCTTCGCTCCCCCAAAATGGGTATATCTTTAGTTTATAATCACCTAAGAATCGAAGATCTGAAGATCGCTGCATATAATATAAGAATTGTTCTGCAAGCGGTAAAAGTTTAGGATTGAAAACGTTTGTATACCGATCTTTAGCTTTCCATCCTGGCTTTGTGTCGGTAACGATAATAATTTTTATCTTGCATTTCGATTCAAACTTAGTGCGATCTTCCTCAAAGTCGTGAAATAGGAATATTGCAGGGTATTTCTTTAGCTTCCAAACAGAATTGCTATCCTTTTCCATCAAAGTATTTACGATTTCTAACGGATGTCCATACTCGTAATATGGAACATCGCTGCCAGTTGCCCGACATTTAGCCACCACATTTCCGATTATGTCAACAACGTTAGGGAATGTCATATGCCGAATGAGTTAGTAAATTCATATCGTTTGGTGTACCTGAAAAAATCAACATAATCAGTTTCATATTGAAACAGGAACTGCCAGCAGTTATAATATTCAATTACAAACCTATTCCATGCCGCTGTATGATTCGCAATCCCATCAACAACAACGCTATTTTCATTCTTAGGCTGTACAGTTCCGGCCTGAGCCTGTGGAAACTGATTAGCTTTCAAATACTGACAGTACACATAATATGAAAGAAAAGAAACCTTATCTGTATTCTTTAGCCCGTTCCATCGAATAGTTGTACCGTTATAATCATAGATATAACCATTTATAAGCCTATCCCATTTCTGAGGAAGTGCAACCGGAACAGTATCTATCGAATCGGCATAAGCAACCATCATTTCAGTATATAGAGTATAACCAAGCAGTCCGATTAAGACCTCTTTTTCATACTTATCTATACTTTGCTGAATGTCGCTATAAGTCCCGATAGTCAGGTTTATATCGTTAATATAATATGTACTGTCAGTAAAAGACATTGTTTACTTCTTTAAATAAATTGCGGCCCTGGTTATTTTAATGGATGTTGCAGCCTTAAAGTGCTGGACTGCAATTCTGTAATATGGTGCATTAAAATAGAACTGAGGCGACCATAACCAAGAGGCGGCTGACGTTCCCATTCGAGCCTTATATTCAAGTGCATGACCGGAGGCATAAACAGTACCGACATTCAGTAACGGAATACCGAAAGTACTCTTTACCTGATACCATTGCGTTCCGTTCTGGCTTGCTTCAATCCATATATGAGTACTGTCAGAGCTGGATAACGATGGGGTTATCGCCACCTCCAAAACACCATTCCATCTGCCTGTTATTGGGGCAGCCAAAGTACAGTATTTTGTTACGGCCCCAACAACTGAATCGTTTGAGGCTGGTGTGAATGTCAATCTTGTTTGCGCCTGAGAATAGGCAAAGGCAAACATTAACGAAAGTATTAAAATCAGCTTTTTCATAATTATTTGAGTTTTGCAAATGATTTGTTAATTAATGTTTTTGCCAGTTCTTGTGATACTTCGTGTTCTTTATTGTCGCTGAACAAAATTATTGTCACGTTCCCCGATGCTGGCATTTCGGGTGATAATGGAGCGGCTATAACTGCCGCCCCTGTTATCTTCTTTGACTTAGCCATTGATTACACTTTTTGAAGTGCAGCGGTAACGGTTGCAATGTCCAGGTAAATCCATGAAGGCTGCGATTGTGTCGGAAGTGACAGGATTGAGAAAATTTCACCTACGATAGTAGATTCGTTTTCGATGAACTGATCACCGTGTACACCTTTACGGATAATGAAGTTTCCGTGCTGCTCTTTAACGGTCCGTTTGGTTCCGATCAAGATTTTGCCGGCTGCAATCTTTGTGCTGATAAACGGGGTAAGTCCGGCAAACTGCAACGCTTCAGGAATGAACATCTGGTTTCCGTTGTTGTCTTGCATGTAAACCATTTTTGCAACATCACCAGGATTCAGGAAAACTACATCAGGCTCATAGAGGTTATTGCGTACATGAAGAACGCCGGCCCCGATTACGTTATAAACGCCTGGATTGTTTATAGCTCCGTCAAGTACGGTTGATGTGTATGTGTCAGCCCATACAAGTATAGCATCCAGAACACCGTCCTGCCATGTGCGGATAACTTCGTCCTCAAACATGCTGATAATTTGCAGTACCAACTGATCGAAGTCTATTTCTGTCTCTTCTGTCATTTCGATACGTCCGGCATATTTTACGC